CTTCAGATATGTCTAACATGCCAATTTCATCATCATTCTCTTCATTTGTTTTCTTAAAGAATCTATTATATATCTTAATAAGGAAACCAAACAGAGCAGTTAATGCGGCGCCTAACATTGTAAGTATAGCTACTACATCACCGGTTGTGTTCTTTATAGATTTAACCGTTGTAACAATATTTGTATCGAGTAGGTTATTCATTAATCATGACCTTATTAATTTTCTTGTACATTTATATTTTAAATAATCAAGGTAAGCAGTGACAACAGCAGCGGTGCCGGAATTGGTAGCCACTACACCATCACCAACAAATGTTATAGGTATATTAGTGCTTAATGTTTGTGTCCAAAGCAGTGTACCTTGATCATCATATAGATTAAACGTAATTAAAGTGGCGTTTGAATTAACGATAACTTCAGCTGTATACCATACGGCAGTTACTATCGTATATGTAGTTCCAGTTGTCGACACTGCAGATGCTTTGGCTGTTTTCCCAGAAACAGTAGTGTTTGCTATATTTATCCAAGCACCGTTAGCTGGCACAGCACTTGTTAGTACATCCTGAAAACCATACTTTCCAGTATTTGTGGACGTTCCAGTACCTGAAACCATAAAGCAACATTTAAAAGCTTCACCTCCGCCGAGTATGGCGTTCTTTCCCGCAGAAGTGATTACGTAGTATCCACTGTTTGCAGTAGCTGAACTACTAAGTGATATCACTCCACGATGTTCTTTGTTTGGTAGAATAGCGTTATTGGTTATTGTCCCAGTAGATATAGCGGCTATGTGCCATCTGCCGCCAATTGGATTTATTACATTATCGCAGTCACAAAACCATTCAGAATAGTTTTCTACTTTAGTTGTTATATCTTCAAAAACAGGCTTTGCTGTTGTTTTAACATCCTGATCTAACCAGCCTTTTAGTTTAGTAAGTAATGTGCTGAGAAAACTAAGAACGCTTTTAGCGGTATTTCCAAGAAATGCATCTGTAGCAAGTGAGGTTATGTCGAAATCAGAAGACTCTACATCTGTAAGGAATTTCATTCATCACCCCACAACAACTACTGTATACTGCCCTGAAGTAGGAGCGGTTCCAAAAATTAAAGTAACCGTATTTATAGTTGTGGCTTGAATATCAGGTACAACCATGTTGTATGAGCCTGACGCTTCCCATAATTGTACTTGTACTGCTCGTGTACCAAGATTATGGGTCACCACTATTGAAGTAGATGAACCGTCTCCGATTGAAGTTGAGTATGTTTTTGCAGCCCCAATGGTTGCTGGGGATATATCAACTCCGTTTATCTTATAAGTTGCACCTGAAGGTAAATTTAGGTTTCCTGATGCATCTATTGTGACAGTTGTTTTCTTGATTATCTTTCCAGATGTTCCAGAGAATACAGTAACTTGAGAGTCTACAGTACTTGTTTCTGAAGAGGTAACTGCACCATCTATGTTGGTCTGTATGATTGTAAAGTTACTTCCAACCGTAGCGTGATTATCAGAAGCTGAGTTAGTTAAACAAATTATTTGATCGCCGATTTCTACATTAGGTCCAGAAGCTCCGCCTATCTTACCAGCAACTGTAACTTTGTATGTCCAACCAACACTTGCGGCCGGATAATTTGGGTTAGCTGAACAATCAAGACTTCCTTTAAGTACCTGTGCATTATTAGCGGCGAATCCATTATTTATTGCAGTGTTGATTTGGTTAGCTGACCAGATATCGTTTACTGTTGTTCCAGCGTCATTAAATTTCTTTCCACTTCCTTGAGGTACGCCGTTTGCATCTCTGGTTAGAATGTCGGTGTTTGCACCTGATGTAATAGGAATTAAATAATCTGTATTTGCTGTAGCGGCGCTCATGTTGCCAGTACCGTTGCCTTTAATAATACCAGTAAGTGAAGTTACTCCTGTTCCGCCTTTTGTTACGGGAAGAGTTCCACCTATACTGCTTAAGCTTAATGCAGATTCAACCACATTTATATCAATTTCATTGTTTGCAGTGTCATCAGTTATGGTTACTTTTGAGCTTCCTGCGTTTATCTTTTTAAACTCAAGCGATGTTCCGTTTAGTTGTTTGAAAACACCAACACCAGCAGTCCCAATGTTGGAGCCGCCAGATACTGTTCCGCCACCTGCACCTCCAGACCAATCAACCCAAGATGAACCATTATAGAAGAATGGCTTGTGTGACGCAGTGTTGTAATAGAACAACCCCTCAACAGGAGATCCTGGATTGGCTGCAAGTTGCTGCAAAATAGCGTTCTGTATTTGATTTTTATTTAGATTTAATTTACTTACTAATTCCATGTTTTATCTCCTAGGATAATATTGCGCGACCACTAAACGGTGCGTCTGTTGAAATTTCTATACAATTACTATTTATATATCTTACATCAGGACCATAAACAACACCACCAGATGAATCGACTATTGTTACACTTGGAAGTTTGCCAAGGTTGTGAACTACCGTCCATAATTGAGACGATTGAATCTGTTCGTGTATATAATGCTTATCTAATAATCCATTAACCTCAGCCTCTCGTATCCATCCACTTACTGCTTCACCTATTAGGTCAAGTGTGGACTCAGGGGACTTCATGGTGCGTAGAACTGAATTAAAAGAATCGATTGCTTGCTGACTTACGGATATATCACTAAAACCAACTGCGTGGTAGTGTGAATTTATTATTCCATTTAACTTAGTTTCTATTTCTGATTTAGTAATGTCTGAATTCTTCTGTGCGTTACTAGGGGCATGTGGGGAATGAATGTGTTCATCAATTTCAAATGCATCAAGGCCAGCTATCTTGTCGGCACTAACAGCTCTTGCTACTTTCTTCTTTCCAGAATAAACATCATTAAATTCTCTTCTTACTCTATCTACAAATTGTATAAAGTCATTTACTGTCATAGTTATTCACCTAATAGTCCAGAGTCAAAAAGTGAAACAATATCAAGAGTTTCGTTATTTAGGTTTACCGCGGCGTTATAGACAGGGATTGGAGTTATTTCTACTTGTTCAAGACTAGGAGCTGATCCTATTGATGTCCATAACTGTTTCTCTAGAATACTGCCTTTTCTTATTTTGAACATTGCGCCATAAGCGTTAGTATCCCATAATCTTCCAATATCTTTTGGATAAGTCGGCGAATTAATTCCTTTAGTTGCCCAACCACCAGCTAATGTGTTTGTCATATTTACGAAGTCTTTAAAGAAATCAGAAACTTCTTTTCTTAATTCGTTGTAGCTAGATACCGATGAAGAGTTGGTTACTTTTATTTGAAAGTCACCTAATATCTTATGGATAGAGCTACCAGTTGAAGCGCCCGCAGTGTTAAGTAAATCTTTTATTGTTCCGTACATTGCATACTTTAATTTGACGATAAGAAGTGCTTCGCGATCAATCGATAATCTTCTTGTTTGTATATAGGCGTTATATGAATGCCAAGCTATTAGTGAAGCTAATGTCTTTTGAGATAGGCCTCCAACCAATGGGCCCGCTTTTAGGTATATCATTTTAATAGGGCAGTAGTACGGAGTTATTTTAGTTATAAATTCTAACTCTTCATTAACTCCAAGTGTTTCTGCGCCGATTTTTATATTCTTGTTTAATTTTATATAGAGTATGTTATTCGACAAATATTCTGTCTTGTTAACTTTAACTTTAAGAATATTATCAACAACTGAAATTGTACAGTCAGATGTTATGTTGGTTCTATCTGAGTCATTCATTAGACTTTCAACATACACAAACACTCGGTCTACATACTCAGTAATATCATCACTTGCTTCTATTTCAAACGTATCTGATTTAACGTTTACAGCTCCATTTGACGGGGTGCAAGACACGATCTTTTGAGTAGTGATAGTTTGTACCGCTTGTGTAGCTGAGGGTATAGTAACGTTGTTTCCTATTATTCCTGATACTGGAGGAGCAACAATATTGGTCTGTAGTTGATCTGATTCAAATGAAGAAAACTCAAAACTTTCATTAGCCGTAAGGTACTCAAACGTCTTTATCGTATTGCCATTTACACTTTGTGTTCCAGATATACCGGCTATAGTTTTTGATACTGTTACTGTGTATTTGGTGTTTGGTTGATATCTTTCAGATGGGATAAATATAACTTCACTCAGATCATTTGTATTTAATGACAAAGAACCCGCAACTACGCGAAATGTATCATTCGAATAGAGCGGGTCTGTCTCTGCAAAAATATCTCTTTTATTTTCAACAGGATATGATATAACCACTGAACCGTCAACCAATAATTCAGGTTCTACTGGTAGTGAGAATTTTATCTTCACTACAGAATCAAGCGCAACTCCTTGTGTCTGAGCTATAGGAAATGTTGACAGTATTTGCATGTGTTATACTCACTATTTAACTTCTTCGATTGTCCCGTTGTTGAAGTCAACGATTATTTGTTTTTCATCAGTATCTACAACTTCGAACTTGGTTGATGTTCTTTCAACTTCGTCGATTTGTTTCTCTAGCGCAGAAATAACACTTGTACGTTTATTTTTTCTTTTCTTCTCTATAGTCAAGGCATCATGAAGTAGTTGAAGATTAGTAAATGATTTCACTTTTTCAATAACTTCTATATATGTACCAGACAATAATTCCTTTACAGGATCTTTGTCTTCTTCTTTAATTTCTTTGTCTTCTTTTACTTGTTCTTCAATGGTTACTTCTTGCTCAGAAGGATCAACAAACGTTCCTGTAGCTTTCTGATATGCAACAAACAACTCGTTTCTTTGTCCAATATCACCAACTGTAAGATCGCCGCCAATTAAAGATGCGTAGATCTGATGTAGGTTATCGAAATTCACTTTATCTAAATCTATTTGAATAGATGGCATCTGTTCGTTTATATATATTGACTTGTCACCAGTGAACCAAAATGGAACTCTTTGAGCTCCCGCAAAAGTTTGCACGTATGCTAATGATAATTCTATCATAATATTTTACCTCCAAATTAAAAAAACAGGGGAGTGGTATTTGACTACCAATCCCCATTATATAACACTACAGATATTAGCTAATTGCTGATGCTCTGTCTAGTGAGTTTGTCAAAGTAGCAGTAGCCATTGTAGGTGCTGTGATTTCAGCAGGTACAACGTGAACGTTTTTCATAACTGCAATTGCATGCCCTGCATTGAAAGGCAAAATTGCATATCTTTCTCTAACTTTGATTAAGTTTTCATCTCTTTTCAAATCAGGGATATTATCAACAACTGGTTCTTCATCTACCAACAACGCACCTACATTAGAACTATCTAAAACGTAAACATTAGTTAGTTTTGTTTGTGGATTGTAAGGAACATAAGGAGATACCATGATTTTGAATGGCAATCCTAAGTACGATGGCAGTTTTGGAGCTGCAGAGCCATTGTATTCTTTTACGTTTCTTTCTGTTAATGGTTCGCCTTTTGCATTGTATAATGGACCAGCAGCACCTAAAGCGCCTTTTGACCAAGGAGAAACATCAGCAGCATTTCCGCTCCACATATTGTAGAAGTTATTCAAACTACCAGTTTCAACAGCAACTGCTCTTAATACTGGATCTGTTAAAAACATAGAGAATGTAAGCGGGTGAACTATAATTGTATCAGGTGTAAAGCCTTCCATTAACAAAGCTGTGTAAGCTTCGATGATGTTATCCATTGTAACTGAACCATTTCCTGAACCTGAATATGCTCTACCTGAAGTAGTTCCATATCTAGAAGCACCAGGATTGGCATTATCGTGAGTAGTGATACCCATAGCTGTAAACATAGCTAAAGCTTTGCTTTCTTTATGTCTAGCTAGTGCTCTTGCGCAAGCTTTCAAGTGAAGATCCACAATTCCGTACTGGTTGTATCTTTGCATTTCTTCTGTCCACTTAAATGCAATACCAGATTTACCGATAGTTGTGATTTGTACACCTGTTCCAGTTTGCAACTTGATTTCAGGATATTCGCCTGATTCCGCAACGTCACCAGCAACAGCAGCACCTATAGCACCAAAAGAAGCTGTCATTCCAGGTTCGTATTTTACTTTTGCAAGCAATGAAGTCGAAATAGGTAACATTGGTTCGATAGCTTCTCTAACGGCATCTTCCATTGTTACTTTGAAATACTTTGTAGTATCAGGGCTAGCTAATACGTCAGTCATCGAAATAAAATCACCACTATCAGCGAAACCTTCGTTTCTCCATACATGGCTATATTCGGCTTGATCTTTAAAAGTTGGCATGTGTAATTTCCTTATTATATGATTACGTTAATTCTTACTACTTTAGCTGTAGCTGGATCTGTAACACCTGCGTATGTCAAATTGTCAGGTAAACCAGCAGTAGCTGTTCCAGGTGCGTTATCTAGTGCTGTGGCCGTAGAGCCATTAACGCTATATGTTTTTACGTAGTCTAAAAGGTCTTTTGGGTAAGTTGTATCAACAAACATAACTTTACCTAAAATTCTTTTACCTACTGTGTTTAAGCTTGTTACGATTTGAGCTGCAGTAGCGCCTGAAGCTAATGAAGGAGCAACAATGAAGTTAGACTGAGCATCGTATGAAACTTCATCACCTGGTTTTACAGTTGTTCCTGCGAATACTGTAAGTCCTGGGAAGATTACGCCAGTTGTGTTTGCAACAACAGGAAGTTCGATAAAATATCTAGTAATTACTGCGACTGTATCTTGTAGATTCCAGTTCATGTAATTGTAGTTCATTGGGTTGCCGCCATAACCAGCACCGTTTTGTCTCCACATGTCGTAGTGAGCAAAACCGATAGCGTTACCTACATTAGTAAGCAATGCTTTTGTTGCGTCACCAGAAGTGAAGAAAGATTTTACAACAGCTTCGCCAACTACAGGAGTTGCACCAGCTGCATTTTTAATTCCTTCTGAAATATCTGTAGCGCTGTAAACATTAACGCAACCAGTAAAGTTGCCAGCTGTAATTGCTGTTTCGATATCGATAGCAAGACCTGCAGGTACGATATAGTTGTTAGTGTCTGCTGCTAAAACTTTACCAGCTGAAATAACTTTCCAGTCAGATACCTTTGCGTCGAATCTCTGAACAGGTAAATAAGGCGCAACTTTATATGCTTGCGCTGGTATGATGCCTTCTGAAATTTCAACGTTAGGTGCTGAATGTCCAGGAAGATTAGCTATACCTTTGTACTGTGACATGGTTTATTCTCCTTGATTGTTTTCTTGTTCAAGCTTTGCTTGATGTTCTGCGATAATGCTTAATTGATTTGCTCTGAACTTATCTGCCGCTTTAGGGCTTCTTGTTCTTATTTGTGCATATTTGACTTCTAGTTCGTCCTTCATTCTAACGATGTCTTCGCTTGTTACAGTTGAAGATGCGTCTTCGAAAGAGATAGTTGGGTCTGTGACTTGTCCTGGTTGAAAAGATACATCTGCCTGTGCGTTTTTATCGCCATTACTGTCTGTACTGATTTGCAACTTTTTGAAAATCTCTATTGCAGATTTAAGCTCAGGTAATGATTTGTTCAATAGTTCATCTTTGAATGTTTGTGAATTTTCATCAACTTGTTTCAATGAAACTATCTGATCAGCATAAAAACCTTTAAGCTCTTTGATTGTATTCTTTTGACTAGAGCCAATTACTTTCAATGAATCTTGAGCTATTTTGTATTCGCCTCTTAGTTTAGCGATTTGTGCTTTTAATTCTGTTGAGTCAGCATATTTTGATTTTGCTTCAGGTACTGATGTTAAAATCAATTCAATGTACTTTACAGCTTCATCTTCTGTTTTGCAGTAAGCGCCCAAAAGTAATTCGATAAGAGCTTTTTCTAGTTCTGGATTCTTTTTATCCTCAGGAACTTCCCATTCTCTCTCACCTATATTAATGCTGATTTCGTAGTTAACGAAGTCGCCGCCTTTTACAGTTATTTCTTCGGCAGTTTCTGGTTCAGTCGTTTGTTCTGTTGTGGGTTCTATTACTGGAACTTCAGGTTCAGATTGATTGTCAATAGCTAACTCTCTTGTTTCCAGGAATGCTTCGATATCTTTCTTGTCGTCTGAATCTTCAGAGTCTGCGATTAATTTTCTACACGCTTCGATATGAGCTTTGTCTATAGCTGGGAAGGTTTTATTTTCTCCAACAAACGCTGAATCTTCAAGTGCTTCTAATTGTTCGTCTGTTAATCTTGCTTCTTCAGGTAAGAACTCTATCAGCTTTTGATAGAAATCCTTCTGACCTAGCTCAGATAGTTCTTTTATTTTGTTCATCTCGTCTCCAATAGGATTGTTTATTGGTATGTATTCTTTTGAATTGCTGTCGTACATTGATATGAATGTAGGAGTGATTAAATTTCTGGTTGGTGTTCTTCTTAGGCTATCTGTAAATTTGAAATCATCTACCATAGCTAAGTCATCTGCTGGTTCGTTTACGAAAGACACTTCGCCATATTTCATGTCTCCGAATATGAAAAACATATCTTTGCCGGGAGTATGTTCGCATCTTTCACTTTCCTTAGTCCAGTCAGCGAAACATTTACTGCAGTGAAGTGAATTAGTATCGTAGCCAACACTAACGGTTAAGTATCTTCTATCAAGAACTTTTTCTATTGCATCGGGTGATGTTATATCACAGCCTAATCTTAAATACCCAAGTCCAGAAAATACCGTATCCTTCAAATAAGGAGCAAGTCTGGTTATATATTTTAAGTTCTTTTCATTGTGTACTGAATCTTTTTCTGCGGCAAGTATTAAATCTGCAGGTATGGTTGGATCTGGAGTTCTTACGTATGTTGCGCTTACCACTCTACCAAGAGCATCTTGATGTGTGTCGTGGTGTGGAAGTACAGGTTTGTTGTAAGGTTTAATAAAACTATCAGCTGCTTTATTTACTTTTGCCGGAGCATAGTAATGTGCGTGTCCAGTAACTTTAGAAGCGTGAGTACTATTAATACTAACTAGCAAACCTTTCTTTGACTCTTCTGCTGTTTTCAATACACTGTCTATGTATTTTGTTTTGGCTTTTGGAGTGTGTCGGTAGTCTAATGTGATGTGGTCTAAGAAGTGAAAGTTGTTCATACTTTATTCACCGATGAGGTAGTTTGTTAGATTATCTATCAGGATATCTGTTGCGAGTGTTTTTTCAACGCCATTGACAGAATCAATAATATTGAATACTGTATCGATATCCACATCTGCAAAATCAAATCCGTATTCGGTTGCATCAACAGAGAACACTAGATCGATTACATCAGAAGACATGTCGTCGGATTGAATTATCGATATTCCTTCGAGTAAGTATTTTTCTATAGAAGATTTTCTCTTTGTTGGTCCGGTGGATTTACCGTGTTGATTGGAAGGTTGTTGTCTACTCTTAGCTTGTTTGGTTGCCGCTGTTTCTTTTTGTTTAGCCGCCGCTTCACCTTGAGGAATAGTGACTTTGTGTAGATATAAACCTTTACGTTCCTCGTCACTTAGTTTCTTATGATTAGATCTCGTTCTGGTTTCATCTTCTGTCATCATGTTCTGCTGATACATTAATGAGCTGTGATTTTCTAATTTTATCATTGTTTCTGTATCTATCTCGCTGAATTCAAACTTAACAAAGTTTTCTTCAAGCAAAGACGACATGTCGAATTTTTCAAGTAACAACTCTGATATGATTTCGAATTCAAAGAATGACTTATATGTTCTCTGATAAGACTTTACGCTGTCGATAAGATTTCTGGATAATGTTTCAGATGTAGCTTTGTTGGAAGTATCTCCAACGCCTAAGTCAACAGGGGATATGCCGAGAGAAAGAAACACTCTCTTCATTGCGTAGTTCAAATATTCTTCAACTGGTAACACTTTATTGCCAGTTAAATATTCCATCTTTTGTCTGTTTGTAACTACAATGCCACCATCAGAAGGCATTTCCATTATCTTTCTTTTCCAGTATTCTACTTCTGGAGTTCCGTCCTCCATGTTGTGTGCAGGCTCTTCGTCTGTTCCTATCGTAAAGACAAAGAATGGAAATAGATATTGCTGAGTTAGTAATTCAACGCCTTCTTCTATCTTTCTAAGGAAACGAATATCATCTAAAGCAGGCCATATCCCAGGACACGCCATATTATAACCAGCACGTCTAGAGTGATAAAAATGAATCACTTCATCTTTATTAAAGATCTTGTATTTGCCACTTGGCATTTCTTGTTTATACTTAATTACCTGACCATTGCTATCATGCATAAATCTAACAGATTCTGCAGGTAATCTAAAATATGCTGCAACTGGGTGGATATCCTTTACGGCTCTTTTTGTTTTGCCTTTTCTTATATTTCCACCGGAGTATTTGTCATTTCTTACTTTTACTAGGAATGCATTATGGTATGATATTAGGTCGGTAGCTATTTCGGAGTGTAATATGTCCCATGGTTTATTCTGGGATAGTTCGATTTGCTTTAATCGTAGTTTTATATATTTGACGTAGTTTTCATTATCACCAGTTATTCTAAAACCATTCTTAAGCATCAGCGTGGATTTCTTTTCGATGGTTTGTTTAACTATGCCGTCTACTTCAGAACATGCCGCAATTTGATATAAATTATATTCAGGCGATTCAAAAATACCGCCAGTGACACTTCTTGTGTATGACAATACTTTACTTGCTGCGTAAGGTATTTTCTCAATACCGACATTTTTATTTTCTGTAGGTATTTTATGTATAGCTATATCTTTGTAAGCTATGCTGTCTAACTCTACTTTTAACTCAGTGCTTTTGTTACCCATTTGTCAACTTCACCTTTACTTGCGTGCGTTTTATCAAGACATGATGAGTAGTCTATTATAGATACAGGGATTCCCTGCATAGACTGGTTTTCGTCAAAATTAACGTACTCACCTATTATTGCATGCAAATTTGAAGACTGTTCTTTTAGGTTATCAAATTCTGAGTGTAATTCGTAATCTATAGGATATCGGCTTTTTACTCCAGATAAAGAATCTATATCGTCAACATTCGACAATAAGAATTCTGCACTTTGAACATTTAGCACTTGACTGCGATTAAAGAAATCGGAAGGTATATCTTTAGCGATTAGAATATCGATTGCAGAACTAGCGGGGGAATTATTTATTGTGGCGTTTGGAGTACTTGGGCTTCCTGATAACTGTCCATTTACGAAATCAGCACCTGAACCTATATAGTCTGAACCTAAGCCAATAACTCCATCCACGTTACCATTCCATCTTTGCAAAGCATCCTGTGTGTCATCAATGGACTCTCGGCACATATCAACTAATTGCTTGCCCATTTTGTTAAGTTGCAATTTCTTATATTTCTTAGCCATCTTTATAAGTTGTGTGAAAAACGCCGCTGTACTTTTTAGTTCGCGAATTGTTCTTATGAGGTCATATACTTCTTTGCCATTATCGAAAGGTTGCCATGCGTATCTGGTATATTGCTGCAGTATCTTATTTATATAGTCTTCTGCTCCTTTAACTGAATCGTTAAGTGTTTTGTGAACTTTGTTTATTTGATCTAGGGTTTGTTTGTCTACACCAGCTATGAAGTCGTCAACTTTTTGAGATGTTGACTTTTCGCCCTTTTCTTGTTTGTTCTGATATATTTTGCCATTATCCCATACGAATGGATTTGTTCCATCAGCAACAGCATTAACTACAGGTGCGATCTTGGCAATTAACATCCTTATAGTGTCGAGTATGCATTCAACTGGTGCTTTTATCATATTTATAAGCATAGATATCATAGCGATTATAGCTGACATTACTGCACTAACTATAGCCATTATGGGGTCACCAAAGAAGAAGTCGAATTTTATATTTAATCTTTTCTTTATTTGCGCGAGATTAAAGTTTATTAAAGCAACTGCGGCGGCAAAATCAGGAACGCACCCAAATTCAAGTAAGTATGATAATAAATTGCATAGCGAATACGAAGTTGGTGATACGAACATTTTAAGTAAACTAACTACATCGTTCCAGTATCCTATTAAAACATTTTTAATGGAGTCAACTATAGGTTTTAGGTATTTATTATAGAATGCTTTCCATGAATCGAATCCGTTCTTCTTTCCAAAATCATCAAAGAAATGCTTATCCTTAGCACTGCCAAGTCCTAATCTAAGTAAGCAGGGAAGGCAATCTTCGAAAGCTTGTTGTAGCCATTCCTCTGTTTTGTCGGCGAATTCGTTAGTGAGTGCATCTTTTATAGTTTTCTCTATTTTGTCAATAGCCGGAGTTGTATTGTTTACGTTGGCTTGATTAGATACTGAAATCCCACCAGCCAGTAACTCTGGATTGTCTCCATTAGCAAGTATTGCATTTACCGACTTTATTATATTTGACGCTGCATTCATTTCTGGAGAATTCACTGCACTTGCAATATTTTCTATTGGATCGTCAATCATATTAACGTCGACTTCTGTAGCGGCTAATTGATTTCTGTATTTTAATAAGTCTATGTAATCACTGTATGTTATTTCTTTTTTACCTTGATCACCATATAGTGTTTTACTATCATCGTGTTCGATAGGTAATCTTAGGCCCAATCGATTTGCGCGAGTTATGCATATTTGAATTATCTTCTCGTAATCTTCGCTTATGCCCGATGCCATATCTTTCATCAATTGTAGTTCATCCAAAGTGCTACTTACGAAAGTTTTACTATCGCCAGCATTCTCTTCGTTTATGGATGAGTGATGATATACTATTTCTGGGTCTGTCCATTTAGAGGTTGGTCTATCGAATATGCTTTGCATTAAATTAAACTCGCTGCATTTTGTGTTATGTTAGAGAATTGGCCATCTTGAGTTATAATATTCTTGTCATTATTAAAGTTACTGTCAAAAGGAGATGTGGATTTTAATAGCGCAGGGACTTCTTTTGAGACCATGGATTCGCTAGTTA